GTCGACACGACCCTGCTGGGTCGGCCTTGCCTCGTCCACTCGCTGACGTGCAGCAACCCCACGGCCACGGCGTTCGAAATCTATGTCGGCGACGCGACCAGCGGCGCCGGCGCCGACTCCAACAGCCCCCGCTACGCGGTGCCCGCCAACAGCTGCCTGACCCATGTGGTCGACCGGGAGCACTACATCGGCGTGCGCATCCGTGGGGCCGCCGCGTTCCCTGCCGGGGCCGAAATCTCGGCGGTCGGAGCCTGACATGCCGCGCGGTTACGGCAGCTTCCGCCACGTCGCGACGGACCACTACAGCAGTGTCCGGTTCTCCGGTGGTTCGGTGTCGCACACCGGCATGCCGGCCCTGCCGACCAGTGCGCCTTACAGCCTCATGGTCTGGGGGTGGACCCCTCCAGGCGCGACCAGCACGATCTACAGCGCCAGCGGCAGCTTCGGCGTCACCAGCGCCAACCTGTTGACGCTGAGCGGCTTGCTGACCGCTGGCGTGTCCCTCCCGGTGGGCGACTGGTGGACCGGTGCGCTGACGTTCGACGGCACGGTCACCACGCTGTACCAGGACGGCGAGATCGTCGGGGCGACGAGCAACCCGGGCGTGGCCTTCACCGGCGGAGCCGGCACCAGCACCATGGCCAGCGGCGGTGCTCAATCGCAGCTGATCGTCGCCCCGGGTGTGTGTTTCACCCAGGACCAGGTTCGCCGCTTCCACTACGAGAACGTCGAGCCCGCTGCCGCCGTCAACCTTCGCATGTTGGAGGGCCTCGGCACCGCGCTTGCTAACAGCGGCAGCCAGGCGGGCACCGGCCACACGCTGGGCGTGAACACCAGCTGGACGCCCAGCGTGCCGAAGATGCCGCCGGTGTTCTCGATCGACAGCGGCAGCATGGTGCTCGATGGCACCACCAATGGCACGTTGACGCCCAACGCAGGCGGACTCACGGCGTTGGCGTCGCTCTACGGCGGCCCGGGCATCACCCTCGCCGCGTGGATCAAGCCTCACCCTGGCAACGACGGCAGTCGCTATCCGCTGGCGATGTCCAACGGCACCACACTGCTGCGCGCGATCGCAGACGCCGCCGGCGTTGGCAACGTCCAGTGGTCCAACATTCGCGCCAACGTCAGCAGCGCGGTGTCCAACCAGATCGCCCGCCCCCGTGTGGCCGGCTTTGGGCGCTGGATGCGGCTGGGCGTGTCGGTGGATGTCATCAATGGTGTGATCGAGACGTCGCTCGATCGCGTCATCCAGACTCGCGACGTCAATGTCGCGCACGTCAGCCCGAGCTGGTACGCCGGCAGCACGGTGGCCGATTTCAGGATCGGCGCCGGCGCTGGAAACGGCGCGAACAGTCAGTGGTTCGGTCGTGTGGCCGACGTGGCCTGTTGGCGTCGCCCGTTCTCGCGGGCCGACTGGGCGGCCGACTTCCGAGGCGCCAGCCCCACAGCCGACATCCGTTGGCGGTTCCGCGATGGCTTTGGAAGCTCGCTTGCGCCCGGCGCGGGCTCGATCGCAGCCAGCTTGGCCGTTGGGTCTGGCGCGGTCTGGAGCACTGAAAGCCCCAGAGCATGATCGCCCGCGAAGCAATCAAGCTGATGGTGCCGCCAGCGCGTGGTGGCACCTTCAACGAGCAGCAGGTCTACCAGCCCTTCGCAAGGGTGACCGAGGCCGCCTACTCGTCGTGGGTCTACAAGGGCGGCCCGCGCCTGGCTGCCACCTACACCGGCGACTGGGACATTCCGAAGCGCTATCCATTCCTGTCGCGCAGCCAGTGGCAGTTCGACACCGCGCACATGACCGAGCAGCGGAACACTCTCCGGAACCTGAAGGTGGTCGGCGGTGTCGTGGGCGGTCTGGTCTCACCCGCGACGCTGGCCCTCAACCCCGGCTATGGAGTCAAAACGTTGTACGGGGCAAACTGCATCCCGGCGCTCGACGTGTTTGGCTACTGCGACTATGGCTCTGCGGTCGACCGGGATCGGCAGCTCAACGCCAGCAGCCTGCCGCTCACCGAAAGCCAGCGCGGCACTGCCTTTTGGTTGGGTCAGGGCAACAGCGTCCACTACGACGACTTCACGACCTGCGCCACCCTGTGGTTCTACGGCGGCGGCTTCGGCAGCGATGTCGAGGCCTCGTTCTCCGTCGCCAACTATGGCGCGCAGCTTCGTGGGCTGTACGCAAGCGATCCGGCCTACATCGCCGCCTGCACGTCGCAGGTTCGCGCCAACCATCCGCCGCACGACCAGTCCTGGCGGCGTCACCTGCTTCGCTACTGCCTGGACCACGCGCTGCAACGGGTGCGGCCCATGCACCTGGCCGCAGGTGTCGAAAGCAGCTACAACGGCTTCGCCGCGATTCCCAGCACCCTGTCCGGTCTGTGCAACGTCGCTGTCGGTGCCGCGGCCTTCGACAACATCATCGTCGAGCTGAATCCGGCCGATACCGAGCAGGTGGCGGCGTATCACGTGGCGCACGATCTGGCGGACGCCACGCGCTTGCTGACCTGGTTCGCGCGCATCCAGCTGGCCTGCGCCACGATGCGTGCATTCGGCGCGAATGCGACCCTTGCACCGTACCCGTATCTGCGCGCCGTACCGCCGAACACGCAGGGCGACCGATTCAGCACCTTCGCGACGGTGCCGCCGACCTTCGATGACTTCGCGCCGACCGCCGTCAGCTACACCGAGCCGGTGACCGTGGCCGCCAACTACCGAGCGATGTGCGCCTGGGCACTTGCCAATGGCTGCATGCCGACAATCCCCATCCAGGTCTTCGACTACATCACCAACTTCCTCGCTGGATGGCAGAGCGGCAACCGCTGGCAGTGGACCGCGGACCCTGCGGACCTGGCGCCCTTCTTCGATTGGGTCGGCATGCATCGCACCCAGATCCTGGACGGGTTCGACACGCCACCGCAGGTGGCTCTTGCCGTGCCCGACCTGGACGAGCGCTACAGCAACAGCGTCAGCAACAGCATCAGCAGCGCCACCAACAGCTGGGCGGGCGCCTACGAGATCGATGTCGGTCCAGGCTGGGACATCAACCGACTCAAGCGCTACAGCCGCGACATCATCGCGCCGCTGATGACGCGCAACCTGCCGTGGATGCTGGCGCTGCTGGGGCAGGGCCTGGACCGGACCCGCACCGCAGCGGATTACCCGTTCTCCGGCTGTGACCTGGTGGTCAAGACCGAGCCGGATGCCACCTACACCGACAGCGGCACCAGCGCGCCCACCGGCGCCAACGTGCAGGCGCGCGCTTGGCTCACCGGTCCGAACCTGGACCCATTGCGCACCGTGATCGTCAACGGCGCGACGGATGCCGCCAGGCCGGTGCTGGCTGCCTTGCGTGCCCACGCGGACGGGCGCGTCGCGGTGCATCTTGTCAACACCAACAACTGCACCTATGGGACGGCCCCCTCCTACACGGGCGCGCAGGTCAATGCGCGGCAATCCGCACTGAAGCTGCGGGTGCGCATGGATGTGCTGGGCACCGTGGCGGGTGCGCAGTGGTTCGAGCCCGGTCAAGTGGGCGGCCGGGCTGTGCGCCTGGACCGCGAGCCCGGCTGGGTCGAGGTGACCTTGCCCCCGCTGATGGACAGCGCGGTCGTGCTGTTCAGGCCATGAGCGGCTGGGCCGATTGCAGGAGGACGGAATGCGCGTGATGTCGTACCCGACCGGCAGCGTCGAGCCCGTCAGCCTGGCGGCCGCGCGAGTTGCGTGCCGCTTCGATCCGGACACGCAGGTGGACGCGCAGGTCGCGGGTCTCATCGAGTCGGCCCGGGAGCAAGCCGAGCACATCACGGGCCGCGTCTTTCGGCTGCAGGTGCTGCGCGAGGTGCTGGCCGCTTGGTGGACGGGCTCGTTGCAGCTGCCCGTGGACAACGCCACAGCGGCCGTCATCGCCTATCGCAGTGCCGCCTCCCCGGACACCTTCACGACGTTGGATCCGGCCGTCTACCGGTGGGGCTCTGTCGGGGGCATGACCGTCGTTCGGCTTCGTCCTGGCCTGGCCTGGCCCGAGCTGGCCAGCGACGACTATCCCGATCGGGTGAGGGTGGACCTGACGGCGACGCCCATCGGCCAAATGCCCCAAGCCGTGCGGACCTTCATCCTGGCGTGCGTGGCGGGCTGGATGGACCAGCCCGGGGCGCTGGTCGACGGCCGCCTGCAGGTCAACCCGCTGCACCTGCGGCTGCTCGACCGGGAGATTCTGTGGCGCTGATGACGGCTCAACTGCGCGAGCAGGTCCAACTGCAGCAGCGCGCGACCGGTGAGGACACGCTGGGGCAATCGGTGGGCGAATGGGCCACGGTCGCCACCGTGTGGGCGAGCGTTCGCCACACCAGCGGACTGGAGGCCATCCGGGCGGGCGCGCCGGTCAGCACGGTGCGCGCCAGCGTGCGCATCCGCTGGCGCGAAGGGGTGACCGCTGCCATGCGCCTGCGGGTTGCGGGTCAGGCTTTCGACATCAAGGCGGTCTTGCCCGACCTCGCCCGCCGGGAGTTCTTGGACCTGGTGTGTGAGGCCAGCACGTGAGTACGTTTTCGATCAAGGTCGACTTCGCGCCGCTGGACGCCGCCATCGATGCCGCCGAGGCCGATGTGCAGGCGGCTGCACGGCCTTCGGCGCAGGCGGCTGCTCAGGTGATCTACGACGAGGTCCGCCGCAACGTGGCCAAGATCAAGCGCCGCACCGGCAACCTGGCCAGCAGCATCTACCAGGCCTACAGCCAGGACAACAGCCGCGACGGTCGCCAGATCTACCACATCAGCTGGAACGCACGGAAAGCGCCCCATGGCCACTTGGTGGAGTTTGGCCACTTGCAGCGCTACGAGGTCAGCTACGACCCCCGCACAAAGCGGTTCACCACCCACAAGGATCGGCCGCTCCCGACGCCGGTGCAGGTGGCGGCCCGACCGTTCCTTCGGCCGGCCCAGGCCAAGTTCCCTGCGGCCGCCGATGCCGCGCGCGAGCGCTTTTTCCTTGAGCTGGAGCGCAAGGGCGTGGTGCGCTGATGGGCATGGAAGCCAGCCTGGTCGCGGTCTTGCGGACGCAGTGCCCGCGCGTGTTTCCCGATGTCGCACCTGCTGGCACGCCAGCGCCGTACATCACTTATCAGCACATCGGCGGCGAGTCTTTGCGTTATCTCGACGGGCAGGCCTGCAGCCTTCGCCACAGCATGGTGCAACTCAACGCCTGGGCTGACACGCGCGTGGCGGCGCTGGCGTTGAGCCGCGCCGTCGAGGACGCGCTGTGTGCCACGCCGGCGGCCACGTTCACCGCTCGACCCGTTGCCGAGCCGATCGGCGACGACGAAGAAGACACCCACCGGCGCGGATGCCTGCAGGACTTTCACATCTGGGGCCCGCGCTGAGGAATTGACAACCCCCCGGCAACCGCCGGGCCGTACCGAACACCCGCCCCGGGGCAGCCCGCGGCGGGTTTTTCATGCCCGCGAGGGCGCCCACCCACAGCCCGCTTCTGCGGGCTTTTTCACTCCTGAAAGGCCCCCATCATGGCTGCTCGTCTTCCCGATGGTTCGATCGTTTCTCTGGGCGTTGCCTTCGGCTCCGTCAAGAACCTCAGTGCAATCACCAACGCCAACCCGGCCGTGGCCAGCTCGACCGCTCACGGTCTGGCCAACGGCGACATTGGCTCCATCGTGTCCGGCTGGAGCCGGCTCAACGGCCGGGTCGTCCGCGCCGCTGCGGTCGCCACCAACGCGTTCAACCTGGACGGCATCGACTCCAGCCAGACCGCGCTCTATCCGGCCGGCTCTGGCGGGGGCACGTTCCTGCCGGTCACGAGCTGGACGCAGATCGCGCAGATCCTTGAGTTCACCACCGAAGGCGGCGATCAGCAGTTTTCGAACTTCAGCTTCCTGGAGCAAGACTTCGAGACCCAGATCCCCACGACGACCAGCGCGCAGCGCATCAACATGAGCCTGGCCGACGACCCGGCGTTGGCGGGTTATCAAGCCCTCAAGGCCGCCGCGGAGCTGCGCGCGATCCGCCCGCTGCGCATCTCGCTGCCGGATGGCTCGTTCATCCTGTACCAGGGCTACGTGAGCTTCAACGAAACGCCCAGCACCACCAAGGGCCAGGTGATGGCGGTGCGCGCCTCCTTCAGCCTGCTGGCCCGCCCGGTGCGCTACGCCAGCTGACCTGGTTGCCACGGCCCGGCCGGGTTCGCCTCTTCGCAGGGGCGGCCTGGCTGGGTACGGGCTTTTCTTGCTTCAACCCCTGCGAAAGAACCCACCCCATGTCCGTCAAGATCCAACTGGGCAAACCCCCCAAGACCTTCAAGCCATTTCCCGTCAGCTTCCCCATGCCTGACGGCTCCGAAGGCCGCATCGAGTGCACGTTTCGTTACCGGACCCGAAGGGACTTCGGCGTGCTGGTCGCGACCGCTTTTGGACCCGAAGCGGCTGCAGCCGTCACCGGCAGCGGCGACGCGCATCAGCTCGACATCGCCAAGGCGGTGGCGACCTCGGTCAAAAAGACCGCCGCTTACCTCGTCGACGTGCTGGCCGCGTGGGACCTCGACGCGCGGCTGGACCTGGACTCCTGCATTCAGCTCGCGGACGAGGTGCCTGCCGCGACCACGGCCATTGTTCAGGCCTATGCCCGTGCGGTGACCGAAGGTCACCTGGGAAACTGAGGCAGGCCGCGCAGCAGGTCTACGGCGCGGCCTCTGACGACGAGCTGGCGGCCTTCGGGTTTCGACCCAGCGACTACGCCGCATGCGGCATCTGGCCCGACTGCTGGGCCTCCTGGCAGCTGTTCTGCTCAATCTCGACCCAGTGGCGCACCGCGCCGCTGGGCGGGTTGATCGGCCTGGACTACGGCCCGCTCTTTACCTTGCTGGACCGCCGGGCCCCTGACCCGCAGGTCTGGCAAACCATGTTCGAAGACGTGCGCACTCTGGAGGCCGAAGCCCTGGAGTGCATGCGCCTGCACAGCGCGAAGCCCTGACCCTACCCCATGACCAACACCCGCAAGCTACAGCTGCAGACCGAGGTCGATGCATCCGGAGCCAAGGCCGGCTTCGACCAGGTCAAGCAGGGCGCGCGCGACATGGCGCGCGAGGTTGGCGCCGCTGGCGCGCAAGCCGGGCAGGGGTTCGACAAGGGGTTGGGCGAGGGCGCGTCGCGTGGTGGCGCAAAGGTCGACCGCGCCACGAAAGACATCATCGCCAGCATCGAGCGTGCCACGGCCGCGGCCAATGCAGGCGGACGCAACACTGCAGCGTACTTTGAACAGATCGCCCAGCAGCGTGGCATCAGTGGCGCCGCCATCGCGCCATACTTGGCCGAGCTGAAAGAAGCCGAGCGAGCCCAGCAAGCCGCCACAGTGGGGCTCGGAAACATGGGCATGAGTGCCCGCCAGACCGCCGCCGCGCTGCGTCAGGTGCCGGCGCAGTTCACCGACATCGTCACCAGCCTGCAGGGCGGCCAGGCGCCGCTGACGGTGCTGCTGCAGCAGGGCGGCCAGCTGCGCGACGTGTTCGGCAGCAGTGGCGCCGCAGTCAAGGCGCTGGGTGGATTCGTCGTCGGCCTCATCACCCCCTTTACGCTGCTGGCGGCTGCGGGCGTCGCCGTCGGCGCCGGGTTTCTTGCAGGCGCCAAAGAGGCGCAGGAACTCAACCGGGCGCTGGTGCTTACGGGCAATCAGGCGGGTCTGAATGTGGGCCAACTCACGGCCATGGCCGAGCGGCTGGACGCCGTGGCTGGCACGCAGGGCAGGGCCACCGAGGTGCTGGTCGCGTTTGCGCAGTCGGGCCGCGTGGGCGCTGAAGGCATCGAGCGCTTCACGAAGGCTGCGATCGACATGGAGCGCGCGGGTGGACCCGCCGCCGAAGAGACGGTCAAGGCGTTTGCAGACCTTGGCCGCGAGCCCCTGCAGGCCGCGCTGAAGCTCAACGAGGCCACCGGGTTCCTGACGAAGGGCGTCTACGAGCAGATCAAGGCGCTCACGGATCAGGGCCGCGAGACCGATGCCGCGCGCGTGGCGCAGGAGGCCTATGCCAGCGCGCTGGAGGGTCGCGCGCCGCAGCTGGAGGCCCAGCTCGGCCTGCTTGAACGTGGCTGGCGTGGCGTGGCAGACGCGACGCGGGAAGCGTGGGACGCGCTGAAGAACGTGGGCCGCGTCGACAACACCCTGGAAGCCGCGATCCGGCGCACGCAGGAAAGGGCCTACACCGCTGAGTTCCTGGGCGACGACGAGTCGCTGCGGGCAGCCGAACAACTGCTCGCGCGGTTGCGCGAGTCGCTCAAGCTGCAGGAGGACGTGGGCCGGGCCCAGGCGGAACAAGCCCGCCAAGCGCAGGCCAAGGCCGACTGGGACAAGCAGGGCGAGGCATTCCTCGGCCGCAGTGCCAAGCTTGAACGCGAGATTGCGCAGGCCCGCGCGCTGGGCGCTCGAGCTGGCGAGACCGAGATCGAGATCGCCTCCCGCGTCGCAGACATCCGGGAAAGGGCAAGGGACAAGTCAAGCGACAAGAGCGAGGCTAGCCGCCTTGCGAACGAACGCGAGGCCGAGGCCCGTGCGTTGGAGCGGCTTGTGGGTTTGAGCGGGTCTTTTGCGCGTGACTCCGAGCAGCTGCGGCAGCTTCGCGAGAAGGCTTTGCTGACCGAGCAGCAGTTCGTAAAGGCTTACACCGACCTTGCCCGCCAGCAGCCGGTCAACATCGCGCTGGCCCGAGAAGAAGAGGTTGCGCAACGGGCCAAGCTCAAAGCGTTCGACGACTTGATGCGGTCCGAGGAGCGGCGCATCGAAGTGCTGAACCGTGGCGCTGAAGGTGTCGCCTCCCAGGTCCAGCGATTGCGCGACGAGGAGCAGGCGCTCGGCCTGACGGCCAGCGGTCACTTGAGCTTGGCGCAGGCCATCGAAAAGGTGGCGATTGCGCGGCTTGAGGAGACCCAGGCCAAGTTGACCGCCGGTGGTGACTATGCTGCCGCCGGCGCCCTGCGCGAGGAAATCACCCAGCGCGAAAAGCTCATTGCGCTGATCGGCGGGCAAGACCTGCGCAAGGCCGCCAACGACTCCAGCCGTGAGCTGGACCAGCTGCTGGATCCAGCGCGAGCCGAGAGCTTTGGCGACGCCTTGTCCCGCGCGTTCGACGGTGCCGGCAACGGGCTGGCCCGTCTGAGCAACGCGCTGCAGTCCTACGCGCGGCAACAGGCGCAGATTGCCCGCACCCAGGCGCTGGCCGACAAGGAAGCCGACCCGGCAAAACGTCTGCGTGCCCAGCTGAAGATCAACGAGGACGCGCAACGCAGCACGATCGGCCTGTACGCCAACATGGCGGGGGCGGCAAAGGGTTTCTTCGACGAAGGGTCCAAGGGATACAAGGCCCTGGAGGCCGCCGAGACGGCTTGGCGCGCCTACCAGCTCGCGAGCGACCTGGTGAAGGGCGCCAGCGCCGCGGCAGTGGCGGTTGCGAACCAGGCACAGGGCGATCCATACACCGCGTGGGCGCGAATGGCCGCCATGGCTGCGGCGATGGCCGCTCTGGGGTTTGCGGTCACCGGTGGGCTCGCACGGGGTGGCGGTGGCGGTGGCGATGGCGCGCCGGTGAACAGCGGCACGGGCACCGTCTTTGGGGATGCGGGCGCGCAAAGCCAAAGCGTCGCACGTTCCACCGAGCAGCTTGCCGACACCGCCCGCCTGCAGCTCAGCACGCAGAGCGGCATGCTGCAGGCGCTGCGCTCCATCGAGTCGGGCATTGGCGGCCTGGGCAATCTCGTGCTGCGCGGCAACGCCTTGAGCGGTGGCCCAGGCGCGCAGTTCGGCATTGCCAGCGGGGTGAACACCAGCGATGGGCTGTCCAAGGCCTTTCTGACTGCGGGGGGCATCGGCGCCGCGTCGTACTTCCTCGACACCAAGCTCTTCGGTGGCAAGTTCACGAACGCGCTGTTCGGCACCAAGACCAACATCACGGGAACGGGCCTGACCGCCGCGGGCCAGACGCTGGGCAACATCGTCGACGGTGGCCTGGACCTGCAGGAATACCTCGATGTCAACGTGCAGCGAAAGTTCGCTGGCATCCGTGTCAGCAACCGCAACAGCACGCAGTACGGCGCTGCCGACCCTGTGCTGGAGCAGCAGTTCGGGCAGGTGCTCAAGAACTTCTACGAGGCCATTGAGCTGGCGGCCGGGCCGCTGGACTTCGCGCTGAACGGCGTGAGGCAGCGGCTCGATGCGTTTGTCGTCAACATCGGCAAGGTCGACCTGCGGGGCCTGAACGGCGAACAGATCGCTGAGCGGCTGAGTGCTGTCCTCGGTGCTGTCGGCGACCAGATCGCCGCTGGTGCGATTCCGGGCCTGGAAGACTTCCAGCGCGTCGGAGAAGGTTACTTCGAGACGCTCGTGCGCGTGGCCAGCGGCATCGAGACCGCGGACGACCTGCTCAGCCGGCTCGGCGTGCAGGCGGTGGACTACGCCGACATCTTGCGCAAGCAGGGCGATGTGGCCGCCGAGGTGGTGCGCCAGTCGCTCTTGGGCGTGGAGGCTTTGGGCAGCGGGCTGTCCAGCGTCGGTGTTCTCATCCGAGACCTGGACGCTGGGGCAGAAGACTTGGCCGGGGCCTACCGGACCTTGACCGAGCTGCGCAGCACGCTGCAGGTGATTGGCGCGAGCAGCCAGGCATTGACGGCTTCGCTGCTTCAGGGCGCGGGTGGCGTCGAGGCCCTGCAGTCGGCGTTGGACGCCTACTTGCAAGGCTACTTCACCGATCAGGAGCGCGCCGCAGCCAGCATGGCCGCGGTCGCCCGGGACTTCGCGCGCATCGGCATCAATGCGTTGCCGCGCACGCGAGAGCAATACCGCGCGCTGGTGGAGAGCATCGACGACACGACCGAGGCCGGCCAGAAGTTCCTGGGCCAGGTGCTGGGTCTGGCCGGCGCCTTCGACGAGGCTGCGAGCGCGAGCGAGGCGGCTGGCGACACCATTCGCCGCAGCCTGGCCGGCTACATCAACGAGTTCTACGGTCGGGACGAGATCGCCGCCGTCAAGGCCGGCGATGTGCGGCAAGCGCTGCTCGCTGCTGGCGTGACGGCAGACCTGAGCAGCCGCGAAGACTTCCGCGCGCTGGTCGAGGGCATCGACCGCAACAGCGTGAGCGGCTTGCAGCAGATCGAGCAGCTGCTGGCGCTGTCGAGCAGCTTTGCCGATGTTGCCGACTACCTCGAAGAAACCGGGCAGACCTTGAGTCAAGCCGCGGCCTCAGCGCCGGCGGTCAGTGAGCTGGCCCCGTTGCTGACCAACGGCACGAGTCAGCAGGTCGGCGCCATCAACGAGGTGCGCGATGGCGTCTATGAACTCGTGAACCTGGTGCGGAGCAACAGCAGAACCGCCGCGTTCATTCGCGAACCGGACGTGCGCGCGACCGTGCCGCGGTTGCCTGAGGTGGGGCTCGCCGCATGAAGTCCCTCAGCGTCGCCCTGAGTGCGGCCCTTGGCGCGCCGGTGCAGCAGCCCGGCGTGCTGGTGCAGGCCGGTTTCGACCCCGTGCAGCGGTGGAGCAGCCACGCCACGCTCAACTGGAGTGGGCACACGTGGACGGCCACGCCGATGGGCGTTGATGGCCTGCAGGTTGCGGCGCTGCAGGTGCGCGGCACTCTGGTCCTGGACAACCGCGACGGCGTCGCCGGCGGGCTGGTCGTGGCCCAAGGTGTTCAGGACCGGGCTTTCAATCTCTGGGGCTTCGACGCCGGAGCGGTCGGCTCGACAGACATCGTCTGGCTGGCCAATGCGATCGGAGCGGGTGTCCAGGTGGGCGACGAATCGGTGGCCATTGAGCTTCGACACCGCACCGAGCTGATGGTGGCGCCGCGGACGTTCGTGACCGAAGAGCTGCTTGGCCCGATGCTTCCGGTCGGGACGGTGTTGCGCATCAACGGTCGCGAGTTGACGGTTTCCCGCAGAGGCAACGCATGACGTATCCAACCGTGGGCCTGCTGGACGAAAGCGCGGTCCAGATCGAGGGGGGATTCAACCCCGCGCGAGCCACCAACGGCGCGTTGCGCGTGCGCAAGCTGTGGCCGACAGACAAGCGCCGTTTCGCTCTGGTGCACATGCTGACCAAGGCCGAGTTCGACTCGCTGCAGGCGTACTACGACGCCAACGCGCTTGGCCAGTTCAACTTCACGTGGCCGCCCACCGGTCAGGTGCACGGCTGCCGCTTCGTCGCGCCGCCCCAGCCCGTGACGGTCGGCCAGCACCGCCGCGTGACCGTCACGCTGGAGGAGGCGTGATGTCGCTCTGGACCGACGCGCTCACCATTCCGCCGGCGGCTGCGCTCAATGGTGCCGCGTCCAGTGCCGCGCAGCGTCAGGCCGCCGCAGCAGCCCAGCGCGACGTGGTTCCTCTGGTCTACGGGGAAGACCGCATCGGCGGCCTGTTGCTCAATGCCTTGCCCGCTGCGGATGGCCCGTCCACTCTGCTGGTGCAGCAGCTCTGGTGCTATGCGTGCGACAGCATCAACGACCTGCGCCTGAACGACCAATTGCCACCGGGCAGCGCCGTCGTGGCCCACTACAACGGCACACAGACCACGGTCGATCCAGCCCTGGCGGCCGCCTTTGCAGCCCAGGGCCGGAGCTACACCCAAACGCTCAACGGCTTTGCGCACAGCGTGATCCGCGTGCCAACGCGCCTGTTCAGCGGCGCGCTGAACTTCAGCGCCCGGATCCGGGGCCGGCGGGTCTACGACAGGCGCCTGGACAGCACAGCAGGGGGCTCCGGCCCGCAGCGGCTGAACGATCCCACCACCTGGACATGGTCCCCTGTCCCCGCTCTGTGCCTGGCCGATCTGCTGTCGAACCCCGTCTACGGCGCCGGCGAGGCGGTGGACTGGAGTTCGGTGGCCATCGCCGCCGATGCGAACGACCAGACGGTCGGGGGCACCGAGCCCAGGCGTCGCCTCGGGTGGTCTCTGACAAAGGCCACCGAGTTGCCGCTCGTCGTGGCTGCACTGCGGGCGCATGCGGGGTGCTTCACGCTGCCAGGCGCGACCGGGATCCGCCTGGTGCCAGACCGCGACGAGGCACCCGCCGCGAGCTACGCCCACGCAGCGGGCGAGATCGCGTCGCTCGATCCTCTGCGCATCAGTGACCTCGGCAGCGCCCCGACAGCGGTGGAGATCATCTACACCGACACCAGCACGATCCCCTGGCGCGACGCCAGCGCCGTGGCTTCTTTGGTGGGTGCTGGCAGCACATTGCCCTGGCGACTGAGTCAGGTGCGCATGCCCGGCGTGCAGCGCTACAGCCAGGCGATGCGCGAAGCGCGCGAGCGACTGAACAAGCTGCGGCTCCAGGCCATGACGACCACCGTCGAGCTGTTCGACGTGGGCATCCGGCACGACGAGGGCGACCTGATCGCGCTGTCACACCCCGCTGGCTTGAGCGCCACGCCGATGCGCGTCACGGCCGTCAGCATGCCCGGCCCGGGCCGTTGGCGCCTGGGTGTGGCGCGTCACGACGCGAACGCCTATGACGACAGCGTGCACACGGCCCCCTTGCCGGCACCGCTGGTCACGGATGTCACGCCGCCGATCGACAACGTGCAGAGCCTGCGCGCCGAGCTGGCGCCCAGTGGCATCCGGCTCTTTTGGGCGGCCAACGATCAGCCCATCTATGCGTCGACGGAGATTCGCCGCGGCACCAACTGGGCGCTGTCGACCGAGGCCGACCGCCTCTGGGCCGGCGCCGCCGACTCGTTCGTCTGGATGTGGCCGGAGCCTGGCGCGTACACGTTGATGGCGCGGCACTTTGACGTGTTCGGTGCCGGGTCTGCGGTCGTGGCGTTATTCAACATCACCGTGGGCAGCAACGGCACCGTCGCGATCACCGCGACCTGGACCACGTCGGCCGGCGCGCCGGCGTCGTGGTCCAGCGCGTTTGGCGCGGCGCAGTGGTCGGGTGGTGCCGGGTCCATCCTGCTGGGCACCAACGGGCTGGCGCCCGGCTCCGCGGCCCAGGTGCTCACGGTGCCGGTTGCGACGACGACCTACCCCAAGGCGGGCAGCTATGGCCCGGTGCTGGTGGACGGCGTGGCGTTCACA